GGAGGATTGACAGCAAGCCATTTAAGGAGTTGATTGCAGCATGAGCAAGCACAAGTGGGAGTACGTAAGGACTAACTCTAAGGGTGAGGCTATCTTTCGCAAGGATACAGGCCAAACCCTTACCCACTGTCTTGAGTATCTCAAAGACAAGGGCATTGAGTATGAGGTTATAGAGTCTGCTACGCTGATAGTAATATATAGCAAGGCAGACAGACCTTATATGTATTACTGGACTACAGGTAGATGGAGTCCACGTAGGCGTAGGTATACAAAACATTTCCACAGTGATGGTATAGAAGACTTTGTGGAAAAGTATCTTAACAAGTATGCAGATGAACACATACAAGAAGACAAAGAAAGGTATGGTGATGTAGATGAAGACTGTAAAACATCTTGTGGATAAGTACTATAATTCCAATGATTTCAAGATGTTACGAAGCAGAACTAAGAAAGACTATCAATACTTTCTTGGCATCATGCTAGATGATTTTGGCTCTGTGAATTTTTGTGAACTCACAAGTAAGCAGGCCAAACACGCATACGAAAGATGGGTTGTGCGAGGCATCAGTCTCGCCAACCATGTATGCACTGTGTCATCTATCCTGTTTCGCTACGCTATTGAAATGGAATATACACACGTCAATCCATTTGCAAACATAAAACGCAAAACACCACCACAACGAAAAGTCGTGTGGACAGAAGATGATGTGCGTCAATTTCTTGACACTGCTTACTCTAAATTTGAGTGGCGTAGTATCGGATTGATAGTACACATGGCGTATGAATGGTGTCAGCGTCTTGGTGATATGCGTATGTTGACATGGGACAATATAGATTTTGATGGGTGTAAGCTACATCTTGAGCAGTCTAAGCGTAGGGCAGAGGTGACTTTACCTATACAGGATGACCTGCTTGAAATGCTGACACAGCAGGAGCAAGAGTTTGGCTTTCAACAGTACGTTGCTCCGCGAATAAAGCCCGTACACGGTGTTTACCATCCTTATGGTATAGATAGACTAGGCCAAGCTGGTAGGCTTGTCATGCGCGAAGCTGGACTGCCTGATAAATTACGTCTAATGGATTTACGCAGGACAGGTACGACACAAATGGTTGAAGCTGGTGTCCCTATGGGACAAATTATGTCGGTTACAGGACACAGTAATCCACAATCAGTAAAACCGTACATGAAAAATACGTACGAGAGTGCAAATAATGCCTTGACAGTACGTAAATCTTATGGTAAAAGCACTTAAATGCCGACAACGAAAGTGAGTATATAATGAATAATATATATAACATTATAAGTGATATAGATATACCTAATGGACAGACTAAACGTATGGATTGTCCTAACTGTGGTGGCACAAAGACATTCACTGTAACCAATAATTTAGGTTCTCTTGTGTGGAACTGTTACAAAGCCTCTTGTAATGTGCGTGGTGGTAATCGTGTACACTTAACAGTAGAAGATATACGTACCAGCATGGGTAATGCGCAGCACTTTGCTGAAGAGCAGTTTGAATTACCTGAATACGTTGTTCCATACCTGAGTGATAAAGCAAAAAGTTGGTTAGACTCTTGGGATATTTATACAAACAAACTAAACTTTATGTATGATGTAAAAGAAAATCGTGTAGTGTTTCCCGTGATGCACAATAACAAAATTGTAGATGCTACGGGACGTGCTTTGAGTAATCGTTTGCCTAAATGGAAACGATATGGAAAAAGTGGCTTGCCTTTTAATTTTGGTTGTGGTAGAGTCGCAGTTGTTGTTGAGGACTGTGTGAGTGCAGCCGTTGTTGGTTACGGTTCCTTTGTCGGGGTTGCGCTTCTTGGTACATCTCTACAAGATTCGCATAAAGGGTATCTTGCACAGTTCTCAACAGCAATAATAGCGTTAGACCCCGATGCGCTACCGAAGACTTTGCAAATGGCAAAGGAACTACGTGGACATGTAAACGATGTTCGTGTCCTACGTTTGAAGGATGATTTGAAATATCGTAACCCGACAGATATGGAGAACTTAAATGGAATTGTCGATTATTAGAAGCCTAATGGATAAATCATTCTATGATGAGCATCGTGGTAGCAAGTGTCCACCACGTCTGTTCAGCAAGGATGCACGTAAAATTAAGGAGGCTATTGATACAGCTATGGATAGGTACGAGCGTACCGTCTCACCAGATGAAGTTGAGGCATTGTTTATATCTAACAATCCTACGCTGACTACAGCACAGAAGCAAGCCTATGCTTCTATGTTTGCTTCTATCAAACGCGAACAGCCTATGGGCAGTGATATAGCACAAGAGGTATTATCTAAACTGTTCCAACAGGTGGTGGGCGAGGACGTTGCTAACATTGGATTTGATATGGTCAATGGTGATGCAGCTACGCTAGAGAAACTACGTAACCTGCTAGAGAAATATGGGGATGACTTTATTCCTAATCTCAATATTGAGTGGGATGATATTACTATCGAAACCCTCATGGCAAAGGCAGAGTTAGAGGCACGTTGGACATTCAACATACCATGCGTAACCATGAAGGTAGAAGGTGTATCTGGTGGACAGCTTATCGAAGTGGGTGCTAGACCCAATACAGGTAAGACATCCTTTCACGCATCACTAATAGCTGCACCGGGTGGCTTTGCACATCAGGGTGCCAAGTGTATTGTGTTATGTAACGAAGAGCCTACGCATAGAGTTGGCGCACGTTATCTAACTGCTGCAGCAGGTATGTCTGCAAGAGAAGTTAAAAGTAACATGGCTAAAGCTAAATCACTATACGAACCAGTGATGAATAATATTAAGATAAAAGAGGCTGGTGGTCGTGACATGGCTTGGGTTGAATCGGTATGTAAATCATATAAGCCAGATGTGCTAGTGTTAGACATGGGCGATAAGTTTAGTGCCGATGGTAATTTTGCTAGGCAGGATGAAGCACTCAAGGCTTGCGCTATATACGCTAGACAGATTGCTAAAACGTATGACTGTGCAGTATTTTATATGTCACAGTTATCTGCAGAGGCAGAGGGTAGGTCACAGCTTAATCAGTCTATGATGGAAGGCTCACGCACAGGTAAAGCTGCTGAAGCTGACCTGATGATACTGATTGGTAAGAGTCCAGCCAAAGATAAAATAGAAGGCGAAGAAGAGGATAGCCCACTACGTCATATCAATGTAGTAAAAAACAAGTTGACAGGCTGGCATGGTATGGTAAACTGCAACCTAGATTATTTAACAGCGAGGTACACAGACTAATGAAACTTACTCTTGACGTAGAAAATACAGTCACTAAACGGGATGGCAAGATGCATCTTGACCCCTTTGAGCCAGAGAACTCACTAACTATGATTGGTGTGTTGACTGACCAAGGTGTGGAGCAGCACTTCCCGTTTGACCATTGTGATGTGCCTAATCAGCAGGATTACTACGAGCGTGTGCAGTGGTTCTTAGATGAAGCTACTATACTTATCTGCCACAATGCTGCGTATGATTTGATGTGGCTGTGGGAGTCAGGCTTTAAGTACGATGGCCCTGTATTTGACACGATGCTTGCAGAGTATGTGCTACAGCGTGGTATTAAAGAGCCGTTGTCTCTTGAGGCTTGTGCAGAGCGTTATCAATTAGATACAAAGAAACAAGATACTCTGAAAGAATACTTTGCAAAAGGTTATAGCACACGTGACATACCATACAATGAACTGTGTGAATATCTATCGGCTGACCTCAACGCTACACAGCAATTAGCAGATAAAATAATGTACCGTTTGAATACGCCGAAAGACAGTGGATTACGTGGCACAGTAGACCTAACCAATCAGGTAGCGGTATGTCTTGCACGTATTTATCAGCGTGGCTTTGCTGTTGACTTATCAAAGTTAAACGAGGTTCGTGACGAGTTTGTTGCAGAAAAAGAACAGATAGAAAAGCGATTAAAAGAACAAGTTATTGAGTTGATGGGTGACACACCAATTAATCTCAACAGTCCAGAGCAAATGTCTTGGGTAATTTATAGTAGAAAGCCAGACGATAAGGCTATGTGGGCAAATATGTTTACACCCACCATGTCTAAGACAGAGTTTACACACACGGTAAATAGTCATTCATCTATAATGTACAAGACTAAGGCTGGTCAGTGCTTTGCCTGTTATGGCACAGGCAGACAAAAGAAACTCAAGAAGGATGGAACACCATATCTCAAGATGCCTATATGTAAAGAGTGTGATGGTGTTGGCTACAGGTTTACTCCAACAAAGTCTATCGCTGGCCTTAGATTTAAAGCACCTAATCCAAAGTGGATAAGTGCCAATGGGTTTAGTACTAATAAAAAGATGCTAGAGATACTAGCTAACTCTGCTAAGAAGAGTAGCTTCGATAGAGCAGAAAACTTTTTGAATGATGTGCAGAGATTGTCTGCTTTAGATACATACCTTTCATCCTTTGTTGAGGGTATACAAACCCATACAAAGCAGGATGGTAAGCTGCACGTGCGTTTGCTTCAGCATCGCACAGCTACTGGCAGGTTCAGTGGTGCAGACCCTAATATGCAGAACATGCCACGTGGCGGCACGTTTCCTGTGAAGAAAGTATTTGTGTCACGATTTGATGGTGGGAAAGTTATGGAAGCAGACTTTGCACAGTTAGAGTTTCGTGCTGCTGCCTACCTATCACAAGATGGAGTTGCTATTGAAGAGGTATCTACTGGATTTGATGTACACGCATACACCGCTAAAGTTATTACCGATGCTGGTCAACCTACGGATAGGCAGACTGCAAAGGCTCACACGTTTGCACCGCTTTATGGCGCAACGGGCTTTGGGAGAACGCCAGCGGAAGCTGCATATTATGAACACTTTACAAAGAAATACAAAGGAGTCAGAGAATGGCATACCAGACTGGCTGAAGAAGCTATGACTAAGAAAAAGATTACCACTCCCAGCGGAAGAGAGTTTTCTTTTCCAGAGGTTTATAGAAAGTCTAGTGGAACCATATCGCATTTCACACAAATTAAAAACTATCCTGTGCAGTCATTTGCTACTGCAGACATAGTGCCTATTGCTATGTTACATATAGACAAGCTATTAGGTAATATGAAATCTTGTATAGTAAACACTGTGCATGATAGTATAGTTATAGATGTACACCCAGAGGAAGAAGATAATGTAATTAAGGTAATAGACGATACAAATAAAGAGTTACCTTATTTAATTACGCAACGATGGGGTGTAGAATTTAATGTGCCTCTACTTTTAGAAGCAAAAATTGGTCCGAATTGGCTTGACACAAAGGACATAACCTGATATAACTATGCATCTTACAAAAGAAAAGGAGATAATTGTATGAATCAAGTAATGACTATCGACACAAACAACTTTGGCGAAATGGCTAAAGCTATGGGTATTGCTAATGAGGCTGCTGTTGTTAAGAAGCAAGGAGTGTTTCTTGCACGTCTTAGAATAAATCATTCGCCTATTCTTGGCTCTGACAGTATCAAAGTTAAGGGTGGCACTTATAAGTTAGAGTTGCCTGATGGACCCACGTACTATGCAGAGTCTGCTGTTATGCGTCCATTTTTACAACGCTACATGTATAAAAAGTTTGTCATGGGCAGTGGTGGCAGTCCTAATCGCTATGTTAAAACTGTTATGGCTGATACACTTAACATGGATTTAAAAGATAATGATGGGGGTTTTAATTGTGGTAAACCTGCTGGTTGGATTGAGGATTTTAATTCTTTGCCAGATGCCACAAAAGAATTGATACGCTCTATTAAGAGAGTTCGTGTAGTGATAGGAACTGTGCAGCTTACTAATCCAAAAGATGTGGATGGCGCAGATGTAGAAGTTGAAGCCACCCCATTTATCTGGGAAGTAGAAAATCGTGATGCATTTAAAACTGTAGGCTCTGTCTTTTCACAGTTAGCAAAGATGAAGAGACTACCTGTGCAGCATAATGTCACATTGAATACTGAGGAGCGTAAATTACCAAACGGTAATAGTTTTTATCTACCTGTAACGTCACTAGACATTGCTAATAGTATTGACCTTACCCAAGATGACCAAGAAAAGTTTGCTGACTTTATGGCTTGGGTAACTAACTACAATCAATACATTATCAAGTCTTATTCAGAAAAGACTAGAGAAAAGTCTGATGAATTGCTTGATGATATTGGTGTTGAGGAAGTTGTTGATATTGAGTTTGAAGAAGAGGTGGCTTAATGAAACACCCTGCTGAACTGGCACTGCATCAGTATCTTGATAATGCCACACGTGGTAAATCAAGCATGTCACCTGAAACAATCAAACAGATTGGTGATGATGTCATGGCTGCTGCACAACGCCAGTTTGGTGGGGGTAACAAGCGAGACAAGTTTAGTCTACGCATGTCTAATGTAGGTAGACCAACTTGTCAACTTTGGTATGACAAGAACAAGCCAGAGGTAGCGTTACCCTTTCCTACAACATTCGTAATGAACATGATGATTGGAGACATCGTTGAAGCTGTCTTCAAAGGTATATTAACAGAAGCAGGAGTGAAGTATGAAGACACAAATAAAGTTACTCTTGACCTTGGTGACGATAGCGTTTCTGGTAGTTATGACCTCATCGTTGATGGTGCAGTTGATGATATTAAATCAGCTTCAGACTGGTCATACAGAAACAAGTTTGAGTCCTATGACAGTCTTGCCAGCGGTGATGGTTTCGGGTATGTGGCACAACTAGCAGGATACGCTAAAGCATCCGGCAAGAAAGCTGGTGGTTGGTGGGTAGTTAATAAAGCCAATGGGCAGTTCAAGTATGTACCAGCTACAGGTCTTGACATTGACAAAGAGGTATCCCAAATAAAGGATACGGTTCACAAAGTAAAGGAGAATAAGTTTGAAAGATGTTTTGAACCAGTGCCTGAGACTTTTCGTGGCAAGCCCACAGGTAATAAAGTCCTTAATGATGGATGCAAATTTTGCAGCTATCGTTTTGATTGTTGGGATAATCTTACTGAATTACCTGCTGTAAAATCACAGGCAAAGAACCCGCCCATAGTGGCATATGTTGAACTAGCAAAGGAGTATGTTTAAGATGGAGATTGAAGTAAATGAACTCGCAGAACAAATTAAGGAAGCGGAACTGCATCTTTCGGAACTTAGGAAAGAGTATCGTGAACGGAAGACTGCAGGTTTACGTGCGGCGATATCAGCGCGTAATGAAGCAGATAAGGTCTTGCGCGAAGAGCTACAGGCTTTAGGCTACCGTAGTCCATTTATCTCATGGCGTGATACGGCATAGTGTCACCGTATAAACAATTTAGGGCAGCACGAAAGTATGGTTATCGTAGCGGTCTGGAACTAAAAATATCTGAGTACTTACAAGAACTAAAGATAAAGTTTTTGTATGAAGGTATTAAGATTGAATGGGAAGACTTAGCTTATAGAACATATACGCCAGATTTTGTGCTGCCTAACGGTATTATAATAGAAACTAAAGGTAGATTTACTGTAGCAGATAGAAGAAAACACAAGTGCATAAAGAAACAACATCCAAATTTAGATATTCGTTTTGTTTTTACAAATAGTAAAAGCAAATTACAAAAAAATTCAAAGACAAGTTATGCTCAGTGGTGTATAAAACATGGGTTTCTTTACTATGATAGAATCATCCCTGAAGATTGGTTAAAAGAAAAGGGTAAGAATAAACACCCTAAGTTTATTAAATTTGGTGGTACAAAAGTAAAAAGGAGATAGACATGGACAGGATGATGACTAAACTATCTAAAGAAATTAGCAACGAGGATTTTATTATTCGGGTTAGACCATTCTCAGATGATAATGGTAGGTGGTCTGGTGAGGTTGATATATCCATTATGGCTATGCCAGATAATCCACTGGTTGATGAAGACTATCATCAAGTTATGCACTTCACTAAAATGATGTGTGCCTCTGTTCCTGTAATGGAAGAGGTCGAAGAATTACGTAACATTGCTCACGAATATGTAATGAAAGTTATTGACAATGAGAGTGATATTAGTGTAGAACTAGAAGAAGAAGTGGGCGTTGAAAAAACCTATGACGGTAACGTAGTTCACTTACAGTTTAACACAAAAACTAAGGGGTCAGCATGAGTAGGCACGAGGATTTTATGAAAGCAATGATAGCACAAGAGGAGTTACGTATGGCACAAGCAAATAAACAAAGTGACAATGTTGTTGATATGGTTAATAACCCACCACACTACAACCAAACAGGAATTGAGTGCATTCATGCTATCTCTGCTGCAACTGATAAGGGCTTCAAGTATTACTTGCAAGGCAATGTCATGAAGTATCTCTGGCGATTTGACTACAAAGACAAACCACTAGAGGATTTGCAAAAGGCCAAGTGGTACTTGGAAAAATTAATACT